CGGGTGATCATCGCGGGCCACTCCTCGGCCCTGACCTTCGCCGCGCAGATCACCAAGACCGAGAGCCTGCAGAACCCGAACGACTTCGGGCAGCTGGTCCGGGGCCTGAACGTCTTCGGCAAGAAGATGATCAAGCCGGAAAGCTGGGCCATCGCGATGGTCGACAAGTAGGATCGGGCCCGACGTAGACGACTGCGCCGGGGCGGCTGATGCTGCCCCGGCGCTTTCAGCGTAGAGGTCCTCATGGCCGTCACGGCAGACACGATCCTCAAGCGCGTCCGCACCCAGCTGATCGACGAGTTGGAGCAGAAACGCTGGACCGACGACGAGCTACTGCGGTGGCTGTCGGATGGTCAGCGCACCCTGGTGGCGCTCGACCCGGCGCTGGGCGAGACCACCGACAGGATGCAGCTGGCGGTCGGGACCAAGCAGACCCTGCCGCCCAACGCCTTCATGCTCCTCGACATCAAGAACAACCTGGGGCTCGACGGCGACACGCCGGGCCGCGTGGTCACCGTGATCAGCCGCGAGAACCTCGACCGGGTGGACCCGAACTGGCACGCCTCGCGCCGGTCCGACGTGACCTTCCACTACATCTACGACCCCAAGCAGCCGAAGACCTTCTACGTCTACCCGCCGTCGACCGGGGTGGCGTTCCTCGACATCAGCGCCGCCTACACGCCGCCGGACTTCGCCGACCTGACCACCGAGATGGTGGTGCCGGACCTCTATCAGACGGCGCTGTTCGACTACGTGATGTTCCGCGCCCACCAGAAGGACAGCGACTACGCCTCCGGCGAGGGCAAGGCCGGGGTGTACCTGCAGCTGTTCCAGATGTTCACTGGGGCCACCACCGACGCCGTCCTGGCCGAGAGCCCGAACAAGCAGCTGGGGCCCACCGACCTCGCTGACAAAGGGGCCGCCGCATGACCGCGATCATCGACCTGACCCCCATGATCCTGCCGTTCGTGCGCGACTGCAGCGCGCCCGCAGCGGTCGTGGCCGCGCGCTTCGCCGCCATCGAGTTCTACAAGCAGACCCTCTGGCAGCAGGAGATGCTGGAGCCGGTGCAGCTGATCGAGGGGCAGTCGATCTACGAGCTTGAGGTGCCGCCCGACACCGTGCCCGCCACGGTCATGCGGGTGGAGATCGAGGACCGGGCAGGCCCTCTGGAGCCGCTGACCAAGGACCGCGCCGACCAAATCTGGGGCAGCAGCTGGGTCGGCCGGGTGGGGTCGCCGCGCGCCTTCACCCAGATCAGCCCGCTGGACATCTGCCTGATCGACGGGCCGGACGCGAACGCGATCAACACCTTCGGCCGGATGCTGATCCTCTGCGCCGTGCAGCCCACCCCGGACGCCACCGAGATCGACGAGACGGTGTTCAACTACTACGCCGAGGCGCTGGCCTACGGGGCTCGCGCGCGGCTGGTGGAGACGGCGGGCCAGCCCTACTACGACCCGCAGTCCGCGCCGCTCTTGTGGGGGCGGTTCTACGGCGGGGTCTATGAGGCGAAGGCGCGGCGGATGCGCGACCACACCAGGGCCGTGCAGCACGTGCAGCTGAGGAAGTGGTGATGAGCCGCATCCACCTCGTGCAGGGGGACACGCGCCCCATCATCTACCTGCAACTGCACCAGCCCGCAGGCCCGCTCGACATCTCGACGGCGATGGCGGTGCTGCTGCGGGTGCGCGACATCGGCCAGTCCCTGGTGCTGTTCGAACTGACCGGCGAACTGCTGCCCGGCACCCTGCAGGCCGACCTCGTGAAGGCCGACCTCTCCCAGTACCCAACGCCAGGATCGGGCGGCCGCGTGCGCTTCATGTTTCAGCCCGGCAACCTGTCGCTGGCGGCTGGTCGCTACCTCGGCGAGGTCGAGGTGGTCTACGGGCCGGACAACAGCTTCTCGCTTTTCCCTCGCCTCGACATGCGGGTGCGGGAGGACTTCTAAGTGGCCAGAGGCGACGATGTCAGGGTCGTCGTCCAGAGCGTCGACCTGGGGCGCAGCATCGCCCTGGAGTACGCGCCGCCGATCCTGCGGGCGCAGGACATCAAGACCACCGTGCAGGGCGGCGAGGTGGAGTTCCGCGTCCATCTGGACCCGGACGGCCCGCTGCGCTTCGCCGACGTCGTCTACGTCACCGACGAGGTCTTCCTGCAGTCGGTCTACACCCTGGTGTTCAACGACGGCGTGGTGGTCACCGACGACGTCATCTCGGTCCGGGTGATCGAGCGCACCTTCGTCGACGGCGTGGTGGTCACCGACGCCGCCTCGCGGATCGTCACCATCAACCGCGAGATCGCCGACGCCGTGGTGGTGAGCGATGCGGTCGTGGCCTCGATGACCTTCGCGCTCGCCTTCGCCGACAGCGTGGTGGTCAGCGACGAGTTCACCCCGGCGCGGGGCTTCAACATCTTCGCCCTCGACTTCGCCGACGCCGTGGTGATGAGCGACAGCTTCGCCCGGTCGGTGACCTACGCGCTCAGCTTCGCCGACACCGTGAGCGTCAGCGACCACACCACCGCCACGGCGGGCGAGACCTACAACCAGACCTTCCCTGACACGGTGGCGGTGGTCGACACCGGGGTGGTGGAGCACCACGACTACTCGGCGGAGGACTACTTCCTCACCCCCTTCGATTACGTTGGCCAGCGGAGGACCTTCTGATGGTCGCGATCACCACCCGTGCAGGCAAGGGCGCGCCGCTCACCAACGCCGAGTTGGACGCCAACTTCACCAACCTCAACGGCGGGCTGCCCCCGCCTGCATCGCTTGGCGATGTGTTCGGCCCGGCGGCCGCCACGGACAACGCGGTCGTTCGCTACGACGGGATCAGCGGCAAGCTGCTGCAGGACAGCTTGGTGCTCGTCGGCGACACCGGCACGCTCACCGTCCCCAGCTGGATGTCGGCCAACCGGGTGCTGACCAAGATCGACGTGCTGTTCACGACGGCGGCGGGGGTCTCGCGGCACCAGTTGACCCAGACGGGGGGCGAGACCGGGGGCAACGCCGGGTCGAACCTTTCCTTGCAGCTGTTCGACGACGCAGGCACGTTTCTGAGCACCGCGTTTACGATCATCCGCGCTGACAGTTCGGTCAATTTCGGCGGATCGCTGCTGGCCGCAGGCATGGTCCGCGCCGGGCCCCAGGCGAGGGTGGCGCTGGAGCAGACCGGCGAGAACGGCGACGTGGTCTTCGACACAGGCGGCAACTACCGCTTCCGCGTGGAGTGGGCGACCGGCCTGCTGACCTACGTTGCTGGCGGCGTTGGCAAGTTGACGATCACCCCGGCAGGCACGCTCTACGCCGCAAGCGAACTGCAGGCGGGGGGCTACATCCGTGGCCAGGGCTTGGTCACCAAGTCCGAGATCATCTACACCGACGCGGGCGGGATCGCCCGGCACGCCATCCGGCAGAGCCCGTCGGCCTTGTTCGACAACCCCACGCCGCTGGCAGGCGAGGCCGGGCAGGAACTCCACTTCATCGTCTACACCGACGCCGGGGCTGAGGGCGGCACGCCGCTGAGGATCGACCGTGTAGGCGGCGGCAGCGTCAACATCACCACGCTGAACGTGAGCGGACCGGCGACCTTCGGGGCGGGCGTCAACGCGGCGTCGCTGGTGATCAGAGCCGGGCCGATGATCCACGCCACGGCTGGAGGTGTCACACGCTGGAGCTTCGAGTTTTTGGGGGGACCACAGAACTGGTCGCTGAACCGCTTTAACGACGCTGGCGTGTGGCAGGGCTCGGCCCTGATCGTTGATCGTGCGACAGGTGATGTCACCGTCGCGGCCGAGATCACCTTCGGGACCGGGGCCGACAAGGTCGAGCCGCGCGGCCGCTACTACCGGATCAACGCGCTCTCGGCGGTGGCCAGCTACGGCTTCCTGCTGGCCGACCAGGGGTCGCTGGTGCGGATCGACTGGGGTGCGCCGATCATCGCCACCATCCCGACCGACGCGGCGCAGGCGTTCCCCATCGGCGCGCGGATCGACGTGGTGCAGTGGGGGACCGGGCAGCTGTCCATCGCCCCTGACGTGGGCGTCACCCTCCAGAGCGCAGGCGGCAAGCGCAAGTTCACCGGCCCGTTCAGCGGCGCGTCGCTGACCAAGATCGCCGCGAACTACTGGCTGCTGGTGGGAGACCTCACCGCGTGAAGCCGCTCGGGTTCAACCAGTTCGGCGTTGCCGGTGATCCGCTCATCGCCCTCGTGTGGTCGCTGATCCACGCGGACGGCGTGAACGGGAACAACAATCGCGCCTTCCTCGACAGCGGCCCGAATGGCTATGTCGTCACGCCAACAGGGAACCCGCTGCAAGGCAGCGTCGCACCCTACGCGGTAGGCGGCGGTTCGGCCCAATTCGTGACTGCGAACGCGGACTACCTGCAGGTCGCCAGCAACGCCAACCTGTCGCTGGGGACCGGCGACTTCACTGTCGAGTTCTGGTTCTTCCCGACGAGTTCCGCGCAGTCGATCATGTTCGACTTGCGGGCGGTCAATAACGCGGTGGATGGGTTCTTTGTCCTCATCAACGCGGGTGCGCCCACCGTCGCCACCAACAACACGAACCGGATCACCGGGGCGGCGCAGACCCTAAACGCTTGGCACCATCTCGCCGTCACCCGCGCAGCGGGCACGCTGCGCATGTTCATCGACGGCATCGCGGTCAACGCAGGCGTCGCTGACGTGACCAACGTCCCGGCGGGTGCGAACCGTCCGATGCTTGGCGGCAGCGGCTATCAGGTCGGGACGTTTGGCTACACGGGTGGGCTGTCGGACGTGCGGGTGGTGAAGGGGCAGGCGCTCTACACCCCCCCTCCCGTCAACTTCACGCCGCCAGCCGCGCCCTACCCTGACACCGCCCCCGACGACCCCTCGTTCGCCAGCGTCAGGTTGCTGATCCACGGCGAGACAGGGATCACCGATAGCAGTCCTAGCGGGTTGGCGGTGACGGCGGGTGCAGGCGCGGCTCTCAGCGCGACCCAGAAAAAGTTCGGCGCGAACTCTATTCGCATCCCCAGCGGCGGCTACCTTCGCACGGCGGCTATCCCGGCGGCGGCCAATTTCCCTAGGGCGGGGTCCCCCGGCACTATCGAGGGCTGGTTCTGGATCGACAGCTTGGCCGCGCGCCAACACCTGTTCGGGGCGTGGTCCGCGAGTTCAGGCTGGACCATCGACGTCAACCCCGGTGGGGACCTGACCATTGTTTTCAACAGCGCCAACGCTCCAGGGTCGCCGCTCACGTTGAGCCCCAAGCTGACGGCGGCGGGGTGGGTCCATTTCGCTGTCGTCAACACCGGGGCGGCCCTCAACTACTACGTCAACGGCGTGCTGGCTGGGACATCGGGGACCTTCACGCCCGCTGTCGGGACCAACTTCCAGATCGGAGCGCGCAACGACGGGTCCGTGCCCTTTGCAGGCTACGTCGAGGACTTCCGCTACACCGATGGCGTTGCTCGCCCTGTCGTCGCCTTCGCTCCGCCGACCGCACCGCTGACGGCGGTCCCCAACACCCAGCTTCTGCTCAGCTTCACCAATGCGGGCGTGAGCGACCTCACCAAGCGCAGGTACTGGTCGACGGTCGGTGACGCCAAGCTTAGCACCGCACAGTCGAAGTTCGGCGGGGCGTCCATCGCCTTCGACGGTACGGGCGACTATGTGCTGGCCAATCTTGCTACAGATATGGCCCTGGGAACGGCGGACTTCACTATTGAGTTCTGGGCCTACTGTACTTCCTTGACGGGCAACCAAGCCTTCATGGATTTCCGCGCGGCGGCTTCCGTAGCCCCGCTGATCTACCATGCAGCTGGCGTGCTCACGTACGACGTCAATGGGACTGTCCGCATTTCAGGCGGCCTTCTGGTCGTGAACACGTGGAACCACATCGCGGTGTCTCGCGCGGCTGGCTCCACCCGGATGTTCCTGAACGGGGTGCAGGTCGGCGTGACCTACGCCGACGCCAACAACTACGTTGCGGGCGCGAGCAGGCCGACCCTTGGCGCGACCGGCTACACCCTGGGGCAGGCGTTCTTGTTCGGCTTCATGGACGAGATCAGGGTCACCAAGGGCATCGGTCGCTACGTCGCCAACTTCGCCCCGCCCGCCGCCGCATTCCCCGACACCGGCCCACCGCTCATCGAGTACCTCATAGCGGCGGGCGGCGGCGCGGGCGGCCCTGGTGACGAGGACGGTGGCGGGGGCGGCGGGGGCGGCGGGGGTGGGGTGCTCACCGGCTTCATGGAGGCCCCGCCGGTCGGCGGCAGCATCACAGGTGCGGTCGGTCTCGGCGGCACGGTCCTGGGTAATCCCGCCGCGAGCGGCCAGAATAGCTCGTTCGGCGGGCTCACCGCCATTGGTGGCGGCGGCGGCGCGTCGGGCATCCCTGGCTTGGCTGGGGGTTCCGGCGGCGGCAGTGGCCGGGCCCAACCCGGCGGCGCGGGCACGGCGGGGCAGGGCTTCAAAGGCGGCACCGGCACCGGGTCACCGGCATCGCGGGGCGGCACGGGCGGCGGCGGCGCGACGCAGGCGGGGGGCGACAGTGCAGGCGGCACGGCAGCCACGGGCGGCGGGGCCGGGCTGACGTCCTCGATCAGCGGCGCGGCCCTCGGCTACGGGTTGGGTGGCGGCGGTGGGAACCACGGGTCGGCTGGCGGCGGCGGCCCCAACGGCGGCGGCGGCGTAGGCATCGACGGTCGAGGCAATGGCGGTGGCGGTGGCGGCAACGGCGGCATCGCCGGGGCGCACTCTGGCGGCATCGGCGGCACCGGCACGGTGATCGCCGCCTACAAGACCGGCTCGATGGTCTGTACGGGCGGCTCGATCTCCCAGGCGGGCGGCAACACGATCCACACCTTCCCCGTCGGGGCCGTCACCCTCACGAGGACGGCCTAAGTTGCGCCTTCACTGTCCACCGCGTAGCGTCACCCGGCGCTCGCCCAAGGAGCCCTCGCATGTACCTCGCTGACGACTGCATCGAGATGAAGGGGCATGTGCGGCTCCAGCTATTGCGGCCTGACGGCAGCGAGCACGTGGTCGAGATCGACAACCTCGTGGTCACTGTCGGCAAGAACACCATCGCCGACCGGATGAAGGCCGCGCCCACCATGGGACCGATGACCGACATGGCGGTCGGGACCGGCGCGACCCCGGCGGCGGCGGGCGACACCCAGCTGGGCGCGGAAGTCGCCGGGGGCCGCGTCGCCCTGACCTCCACGGGCGTCGTGGGCGCGGTGATCACCTACATCGCCACCTTCGGCCCAGGCGCTGGCACCGGGGCCCTGGTCGAGGCGGGCCTGTTCAGCGCGGCCGCTGCTGGCAACATGCTGGCGCGGGTCACCTACGCGGTGATCAACAAGGCCGCCGCCGACATCCTCAACGTGACGTGGACCGTCACGGTCGGCTAAGCGGATGGCAGGGCCCCTTTTCACCAACAACGCCACAGGCACCCTGGCGGCCGCGTACAGCGCCTCTGCGGTGGCTCTGACGCTGACGGCGGGGCAGGGGGTCAAGTTCCCCTCGCCTGCCGCAGGCGAGTGGTTCCCGATGACCCTCGTCGACATCTCGAACAACATCGAGATCGTCCACTGCACGGCGCGCACGGCGGACACGTGCACCGTCAGCCGGGGCATGGAGGGCACGGCGGCCCGCGCGCTGGGGGTCGGCGAGAAGGTCGAGCACCGGCTCACCGCAGGCTCGCTGAACGCCATCCGCGACCGGCCGCTGGACCCCAGCCAAATTCCCGACGGCTCGATCACATCCGCCAAGCTGGCGAACGGGGCGGTGATCAGCAGCAAGCTGGCCCCGCTGTCGGTGTTCGCCTCCCACATCAACAACCTCGCGGTCGGACCCCAGCATCTCGACACCGGGGCCGCCCTGGCGAACCTCGGCTACGCCGTCGTGCAGAACGGCACCGGCATCGGCCAGAACTCCAGTCAGGTGAAGCTCGGCTGGACGGCGGCGGGCAAGCTGCGGGCGACCATCGACGGCACCGACATCGGCTACCTGCTGAACGAGAAGGACGACGGCAGCGTCGCCTCGGCGGGCTACCGGGGCCTGCCCACTAACCTGCAGAACGCCCACTACACTCTGGCCCTGGGCGACGCGGGCAAGCAGGTCCTGCACACGGCGGGGGCGCACACTTACTGGATGCCCACCGACGCCGCCGTGCCGCTGCTGCTGGGCACGGTCGTCAAGCTGGTGAACCGGGAGGGCGCAGGCGTGGTCACCATCAATGCGGCCGCAGGCGTTACCTTGCGCTGGGTGCCGACCGGCGCGACCGGCCCGCGCACCCTGACGTCCCCTGGCAGCTGCATCGTCGAGAAGATGGACGGCGCGAACTGGTGGATTTACGGGCTCGGCCTGTCATGAGCGGCCTGCTCACCGCGATCACCGGGCACTTTGTCGGGGCGGGGTCGGGTGGCGGCGAGACACCTCCGACCCCGCCGTTCACGGTGGCCTGCGTGCCGCCTGCAGCGTCCGTCACGTGGCCGTCCGGCCCCAACGGCGACGTCTACGTGCCGATCATGGCGGTCCCGTCGAACGGCCGGGCACCCTTCACCTACAGCTGGCTCTACGTGTCCGGCGACATCATCAACGTCGTCACCGCGACCCGGACCCAGCAGACCTGCCAGTTCTACCTCTACGGCAACGTGCCGCTGCGCAGCCTAAACCAGTGTACGGTCACCGACGCCGACGGAAAGACAGCGGTCGGCTATGTGACCATCGACGGGCACCCAGTTTAGCCAGCCAAGCGTTGGCGTACCTGCGACGGTCTTCGCCGCCGCCAATTAGGAGAAGGCTATGAAGTTCGAGGACGCGCTCAAGAGGATCAAAGGCGCAGAGAGCGTTGGCGGCCAGCTGATCGCCTATCGCCACGGCCGCAACGTGCTGGTCGGCAAGAACGTGCAGGGCACGCTCATCGTCGAGGACGAGGACGAGGCCAAGGGCATCGCCCGCGAGGTCGATGAGAAAGCCTACGAGGACGGCCGCGAGGTCAACGAGTACGAGGACGACAAGAGCATCCTCAGCACCACGCCCACCGCCTATGCCATCCACGGCACCGAGCCGATGCCCAACGTGAAGGGCGACGACGCGCAGCATCTCGGCCCGGCCTCGGCTGGCGGCGAGGACGACCCCGATGCGGACGCACGCGCTGACGCGCGCAAGCCCGCGAAGGGCGCTGACCCGAACACCCCCAAGGCCAACACCGCCGAGACCAGCGGTGACGCGGCCGGGCAGCAGGCCAAGGACAAGAAGCAGGAAGCCAAGGACGCCGAGAAGTCCGAGGGCAAGACCCACGACGCCAAGTTCGAGGACCGGGTCGAGACCAAGGACAACGCCTCCACCAAGAAGTAGGGCATGGCCAACATCAGGGTCCTGGGCTTTGACGGACTGATCCCGAAGATGTCCCCCACCCTGATGGGGGAACAGTTCGCTCAGATCGCGTCGAACGTGAAGCTCTACAGCAAGGAGCTTCGACCCTGGCGCGCGCCCACCGTCGCCAACCCGGTGGTGCTGCCCGCACAGAACTGGGAGACGCTCTACCGCCTGTTCAACTCGACAGGCGCGAGCGTCTTCCTGCGCTGGGCCACTGATGTCGACGTGGCCCACAGCCCCGTCGCCGACAACAACGAGAGCCGGTTCTACTACACGGGCGACGGGCCGCCGAAGAAGTCGAACTATGCCATGGCCACCGCCGGGGCCGAGCCCTACCCGGCGACGTGGATGCTGCTGGGCGTGCCTGCCCCGCTGACCAAGCCGACCACGGTGCTGACGGTGAGCGGCACCGGCCTCGTGGAGACGCGTGCGTACGTCTACACGATGGTGTCGCAGTTTGGCGCGGTGAAGGCCGAGAGCGGTCCGTCGGATGCGTCAGACCTGCTGGACGTGCCGAGCGTCGGCTCGACCGTCACCATCTCCGGCTTCGCCGCCGTCCCGGCAGGCCAGTACAACATCACCCACCGTCGCATCTACCGCACGGTGATCGGCGCGGAGACCGACAGCTACCAGTTCGTCACCGAAATCCCCATCGCCACCGCCTCCTTCGCCGACAACCTGACGGTCGCGCAGCTGGGCGAGGTGCTGCCGTCCGGCGGCTGGGGCCCGCCGCCCGACAACCTGATCGGGCTGGTCGCCCTGCCGGGCGGTGCGCTGGCCGGGTTCGTCGGCAACACCGTCTACTTCTCGCAGCCCTACTACCCGCACGCGTGGCCGCTGGCCTACGCGATCACCCTGCCGGTGGTCAGCATCATCGGCCTGGGGGTGGTCGGCTCGTCGGTGGCGGTGATGACCGACACCAACCCCTACTACATCCACGGCGGCGTGCCGGGGGAGATGTACGTCGAGGCCATCCCGCTGCAGGAGCCCTGCGTCTCCAAGGCCACCATCGCCGCCGACGAGGATGGCATCGTCTACGCCAGCCCCAACGGGCTGGTCGGGCTGTCGACCGGCTCACGTGGCCTGCTGACCAGCGACCTGTTCACCTCCGACGAGTGGCGGCCGCTGATCCCGCGCACCATGAAGGCGGCCATCCTGCAGGGGCGCTACTTCGGGGTGTTCCCCGACGAGACGCCGAGCCGCGCGCTGATCCTGAGCCGGGGCGAGCCGCCCGCGCTGAGCTTCATCCAGCTGCCTGCCCAGGCCCTGCACGTCGACGCCAGGAACGGCTTCCTGTTCTACATCCACGACACCGACGCGCTGATCTACCAGCTGGACGCCAATCCCAACGTCCCGCTGCAGTACCAGTGGAAGTCCAAGCGGTTCCTCAGCGAGCGGGCGGTGACCTACAGCCTGCTGCGGGTCGACGCCGACTACGCGTCGCTGGGCAACGACAGCGCCTACGAGGCGGCGCGCGCCGCCGCCATCCAGTGGAACGCCGACCACTATGGCCAGGACCTGCTGGGCTCGATCAACGCCGTGCCGGTGCACGCCTGGGACATCAACGGCTCGATCCTGCACAACCTGCCGGGGGCCGCGTCCGGCCGCTCGCTGCAGGTCAACCTCTACGGGGACAGCGGCCTGCCGCGCGCCAACCTGCAGCTGTTCAGCCTTGACCCCATCCGGGTGCCGCCCTTCAAGTCGCGGGAGTTCGAGGTCGAGTTGCTCGGCAACATCAACGTCCGCAGCGTCCACCTCGCCACGACGATTGAGGAACTGGACGCCACCTGATGCTGATGCCGTCCCTGCCCGACGTCCCGCGCCTAGCGGACCCAGGGCTGTACGAGCTTCTCCAGGCCATGCGGAGGATCACCCTCGGCAATGCCCGCGCGATAGTCGAAGGGGGCGCAGGCGGCGCTCCTGGGGGCGCTACGGGGTCAGGCGAGCGCGATCCGCCCAGCCTCGTGCTCGACTACGGCGGCGACACCGACCCGACCGGCGCGCTGGCGGCATATCAGGCCGACCCCCTGGCCCAGGACGTCTACACGCGGCAGGGGGCGTACACGACGGCGCGCACCCGCGAGACCTTCACCAAGCACTACGGCGGGCGTGGCCAGTACCAGCTGAGCGACCGGGTCGCGCCGCCCAACTTCGGCTACGTCGGGGCCAAGCCCGAGACCGCGCCGGTCCAGGGCTACACCGGCTGGTTCGCGGGGGACCAGAAGTTCACCGACGGCGGCGAGTGGAAGATCATCGGGCCGAACCTGCGGACCTACGACCTCACCGCCCGGTACTTCGAAAGCAACATGATCCCGCACCACGCGTGGTTCGAGGTCGAGAGCGGCAACTCCGGCACCCAGGCGTACATCCCCGGCGGGGTGACGCCGGGGATCACGGTCACCATCTCCGGCAAGGCCAGCCCCGAGTGGGTCGGCAAGCAGTGCACCATCAACCAGAGCTTCGGCGGCGCGGTGCTGAGCCCGCCGCTGACCGTGGCCTCGGTGAACGCCAACACCGTCACCTTCACCGCCGCGCACAGCGTCACCCAGGCGTGGAACCCGGCGGCCGGGCTCGCCCCCAACATCGCCTTCGGCCCGCGCACGTGGAACGGCCACACCTACGTGCTGGTGCGCGGCAAGGGCGGCGGCGACATCTACGGCCACATCGTGCGCATGCAGGTCGACTATCAGCCGAAGATCAGCGAACTGGTGCACAGCTTCAACGGCATGACGGGCGGCCAGTACGGCGGCTCCGTCGACTTCACCGGCTGGCGCACCACCTTGACCGTGGCCTGGAACACCGGCCAGACGACGTGCACCGTGGCGGCCATGTCGACCCGGATGCAGGCCGAGATCATCGGCAGGCGCGCAGTCGTTCGCGCGTGGCCGGGCGGTCCGCCCCTGTCGCTGCCCAATGTGGTCAGCTGCACGGCGACCACCATCACCTTCGACGCCCCGGCGGCCATCAACCACCCGGTCGGGTGCGAGGTCGGTATCGACGCCACCGGCACCTACGCCACCGGCTGGGAGAGCCAGTACAACGACCAGGGCGGCGACGTGTCGGTGATCGCCCAGGTCGACAGCTTCGTGCGCGAGAACGACCGCGCCGACGGCGGCGGCCG